TAAGTACACCGATAACAAATGGAATTATCATTATGTCGCCGTAAATGCTGACCCTGAGAATGTATTGGGGCTTTTAGTTGGAAGGTATCCAAAGATAAAGGGGGCTCATATTCAGAATAAGATTGACGAGGTTATAGCTTGAGGTGATGCAATGAAACACAGAAAAACCGCATTAATTGAAGCTGGACAGTACCGCCCAGGACTTGAAGATGGAATAGACGAGAAAGGACCATATCTCGATACTCTCGAAGGTCGGCTATACATCCCTCTAAATGGCTGGATAGCAACCGGAGCGAAAGGGGAAAGATGGGCTATACAGGATGATATTTTTAAAATGACATATGAGGCTGCTGGGGAATAAATGAACGGAAAAAACCATGAACGCTTAAACTTTCTCCTGTTACTGCCAGCTACTTTCTTTTTAGGCTGGCAACATCTTGATATTTTACAGAGTTCCGTTTTTATCACACTCTGGATAATCGGCACGTTGTTTATCACCTGCGACCTGGATACTAATTCACGCTCGAGAAAAAGGCTGTTTATACTGGGATGGATTATAGATAAGCTGTTTAAACATCGCGGAGCCCTACACAATCCTTTATTGTGGGGCTTTATCGGGCTTCTAGGGTATTATTCATTTGGATGGTGTTCTCTTGGGTTGATCGTTCCGCAGGGAGCACATATAGTTAGTGATAAGGTGCTTTAAAATGCAATCGTTATTAAATCTACTAAAACGATATTTCCTTGATAGAAAAGTACCAAATCCAAAACGCGTAATAGGATGTTTCGATGAGCGTTCTGTATATTATTGCAAATTAGATAACGGTGACGATTGCGGGCTTATGTGTGAGTTAGAACATGGAAAATATATCTATTCCGAGGGTTGAATTTACGGTTTTATTTTTGTAGTCGCTTTATTGTACTGCAGCGAGTACAACGGTGAAGAATGGACTCAATGACTACCTTTTAAGATAATAAGTTGTTGTTTTTCCTATTAACATTTTTAAGTATATAAGTAAATTTTCTTACATGATGATATACATATTTTTATAATTAAAAATAGCAACCTTTTTATATTATGTTGCTGTATAGTGTGTATAGAAAATTAAAGGTGAATAAACGCATGATAAAATCTGATGAAGTGATATGTTTTGAAAAAGTTATACAGGCATTAACAAGTGCTACATGGAATATACACGAGTCTTTTAGTTATCTACACGACCAAGAAAGCATCAATATACTTACTGCTGCGATTCCCCTTCTTAATTCAGTTGCAAACAAAACGTCTGAGCAAATGAATCAACAATTATTGAAAGAGGAAAACGATTTTAAAAATAAAGTACAGTGTCAGAAGATAGTCAGATGCTTTATCTGCGGAGAAAGGGAGTGCGGAGAATGTGGAAAGTGACTTTCCTTGATATATCCCCTTTTTTGGCTGCTTCTGCGATTTGCATCGGCATCCATTACGCAAATATATTAATTTTAATAGCAGGGGGATTTTGGTTTATATACACTTTGTTTGCAACACTGCACGAATGTGGGAATAATTTAAGGCTGGAAGTTGAGAAGAACGCGAGGAAATAAAAATGGATAACGGCCTAGTAACTGGCGACGGTACAAAAGTCCTAACCGTCCAAGAATATGATAAATTTATTCAGTTTATCCCTGAAAAAAAACAACCGCAGAAAACATATAGACCGGCGTTTGAGCTTAATGTAATAACAGGACTGCGATACATTGAGCTTCAAAGGCTGCATGATAATCCAGGCTGGTATCACAAAGAAAGAAACCAGATTATCTTACCGCCTGACGCACAGAAGAAGGTTAAGCAGAAGCTTGTAAAGAGGACTATAGACAAATTGCCTTCTACATTTCCTTATCTTTTTAAGGCGTTCCTGGAAGCTCCTAGACCGCCTGATAGAACCTCATGGAATAGGAACTTATCAAGATGGTCTGCAAAAGCGGGCATCGAGCCGAAAGTAGGGCCGAAGACTCCGAGGAAAACTATTGAGAGCTGGATGCTGAAATGTGGGATACCTGAGATTGAAATATATGGGAGACAGGGGCATGATCCTGTAACATCTTTAAGGCATTATCAGAGTTTATCGTTTACTGATTACGAAATGAGGGATATTGAGAAGAGATTAACTGAATGGGGGATATTGAGGAAGTGAAAAATAATGGCTGAATTGTTAAAAGGGCCTCAAATTATAACCGATATACTAGATGAGGACGTGTTGTACATCGGCACTAGGGTGTATAAAGAAAAAAACGGGATTAGAAGATGTGAAGAAAAATATAGATACCCTATATCAAAAGATCAGATGGATAACATCGTTGCAAGGGTATTATATTCCAAAATGAAAAAATGCGAAACCGGATACGAACAAGAATATTATACTCCAAATGGGAAATTTAAAATTACAGTCGAATGGATTGAGAAACAATGACTGAAGATGATGCAAAAATAGTTCTGATATTAGATAGTAATTTATGTAAAAGTATTATACACAATACGTTGATGGATTACAAAGAGGATTTAGTCACCAAAGATGAAGCTATAGATCGTATTTTTAATAGTTTTGTTGAATATATAGGGATAAGTAGGGGCAAATCTCCGTATATTAAGTAAAATGTATAAGTATATACATCGTTATACCAATAACGTTTTTAACATACGTTAACCCTTATAAAATTAATTTCTATTTTTTAATCAAACCTAATCTTTTAACCTTTTCATTTCTCCCCTATGTGTTTGTTTTCCCAATAATTACATAGTATATAGGAATATTAAACATGTCTTCGATATACCCAAACTTTTTTGTAAATAAACATTGAGAAACGTATAGCAAAATTAAATATCATTTTTTATGTGGCACTCGGTGCCTATTATTTCGATATTGTTTTAGACTTGTTTAGATAGTTTCGTTAACTCTTACATTAGTGTATAGAGTTGTACTGTAGTGTATTTAAACTTCTTATTTTTATTTAAATAACTATTAATACTATTAAGACTATTACTATGTATGGAATACAAAGAAATTACATGCCCGGCTTGTGGGTATGAATGGAATTATCGAGGAAACAAACTAAGAATGATTTTGGCAGGCATAAGGGTGTACATTACATGCCCAACCTGTCGGAAAAATATAAAGATTGAAGAAAAAAAGGAGTTTAAATAAATGACGCCAGATACTACAATACATCTAAAAAAGTCAACTAGTGAACGAATAAAATTAATTATGAGAGAGATAAGCTCAAGGAGTTGATCTAAAATGATATTCCCCCCAACAAACAACGAATATGCATTATTAGATAGATGCACGGCAGATGACGAAAACCATCAAACATGTGATAAATGTTTTCAATGTGGTTCATGTGATCTTGCTTGGTCTGCATACAAAAAGGAACTTGAAAATGTAGGGCTTGTGGATTATCTAGTTCCTGACATCGACTGGTCCAAAAACGGAATACCCACTCTGAGAAACGACCAATACACGATAGTGAAGGTAGACAGCATTGAGGATTTATATAAGAGGTTCATGATTGATGGAGTGCCTTTCAAACTGATCGAAAAAGAGGAAATGGATACTGATGATATGAAATACTTGTATCCTCAGTGGTACGCCTTGAAAGTTGTTGAGAATCTTGGTGATCCACTGTCATATAAGGGTGGTAAGGATATTCCGTTGATTGTTGAGTATTCTGACTGTGCATATATGGTAGCTCCTATGAGATTATGGGAGTGAAATGAAATGACTCTACAAATACGAGAAAACTTAATTTCAAATGGAGACTCCTTTGACTACAGACAGAGCGTTTCGATATACCCAGATGGAGATAAGCGATTCAGAGATGACCTATTCATTGATTTTGATTGTGATGTTTGCGCTGTATCGTTAGCAAATCGTACAACATTTTGAATATAATGAGGTGAAACAATATGGCTTTGTGGGCTTGTAGTTGTGGGTGTGAATTCGATGCGCCGGTAACTGACGAAAGTGCGATGTGCTGTTGATGACGAAGGTAATGATATTGAAAAGATGGAGGAAAAATAATGGTACTAATTGACTTTGACGAGCATGATTTAGCTGTAATTAACGGCGGTTTGCAATCCCTTATTAAATTGTGTCCAGAAACTTCTGAAATGAATAATGCCCAGGGGATTGTTGACAAGATTCAGAAACAACTAAACGAAATCCAAAACTGGCAAGCTATTTGGAAAGATATGGACCCGAAAGATAGGAAAGTAGTAGATGGGGCTATTGGGTGTGCTTTCTTTTTATTACAAAAAAATATTGATAGCTTGACAGTTGATCCGATAGAAGTGAGCACTGAGATAAAGGAACTTATTAAAAAAATCACTTTTAGATGTGAATTAAAGATGAATGTAACTCCTAAAATTAGTGGGCTTGTTCCTGACATTCGATCCTGAAAATGTACTAAGTATTGTTGTTGAAAAATGCAAGCATGTGAAGTCAGCAGGAATTGGCAAGAAGATTGAAGAGGTAATCGCTTGATGCGAGCTAAACGGTGTTGGGGATTTACGGTACGAAGGCAGAAAGCCTACATGCTTTAGCGTGTGGAGTATGTCAGTGATTACGAAATGCGAGACATAAAGAAGAGGCTTATGGAATGGGGGATATTAAAAGGAGAGGAAATAAATGAACAAATATGAATTATATGTAAATGATAAATATAAAGGAATTGTTACAGAAGATGAGTACGGAAATATGATATTTCCTTCGAATTTTACACAAGATGTAGGATTTGCCAGATTAAAACTTATTGAAGAGAAGGAGTGTGAAAAATGAGATACTTCATATCAACTTCGGTTAATCCACATTCTAACTTAAGTAAAAAAGTCCTCGAAGCAGAGGACAAATCTGATATATATATAATGATGGCTGGACTTGACGAGTATTTATTGTTTTTAGAAGAGATAACAGAAGAGGAAAAAGATAAAATTGATAAATATTATGAAAATGAATGATAAAATAATAATCTGCAGTCAAACTTTGCAAGAATTTTAACGTGGGGGGAACACAGAATCGTGAACCGAATCAATCAAATCATGTGTTAAACCCTTCCCTTTTAAAAACACATCCCCTTTCTTATGTCCATCTTCCCAGTAATCCAATACTCTGCTTATTACATCATCAAATGAGTCTCCCATTTTTCCAATATCCATAATTCTATCTACATTTTTATACGAGATTCTCTTGTGAGTGGAATCTCCAGTGCGTTCTTTTGCCATATATCTAGATACATGTTAATTGTATATATAAGTTACCTAAGGTAATATTGTTACCATTGGTAACTTATATATACTTTGGATGTGTATACTTACTTGCACTAGGGCCAACGGACAAACATTGCCCAAGTGTAAAAATATAGAAGGCGTTAACAATGAGTTTTAAATTTGGTACAATAGTAAGATTTGGAAACCAGAAAACAACTGGTCGTGTAATACAGTCGAATGACGACGAATCCCTAGTCCATTTCGACGATGGAGACAGGTGTGCAGTAGCAACCTGCTATCTATCGGAGGTCACTGCATGACTGAAAAACAGTTCACGGTTGTAATGGCAGGCAGGCGGGTTCAAGCAATCCGCCACGATAAACAGCTTCCTCGATTTAAGAGGGCTGCAAATGCAAAGAGTTGGAGGGGTGCGCTATGATATCCCCTACCTATTATTCCCTTCATCCGGACTCATTTGGAGAATCGAGCCCAGATTTCCCAACATTTTTGGAGGAGCATCCGGAATGTTTCCCTGATGAAGACGATACCGAGCTCCGTTCGTTGTATACTGTACGGAATCCATACGAGGAGGACTCCGAGTGGGGAATATGAGATACTGCACCTCAGGAACTCCAGAATCTCGATGGAAAGCGTTTCAAGAGGAAGCTCAGGTGCGATCAACACCGAGCAACAAAATTGAAGAGTCTGTAATTAAGGATATTAAACTGAAATTGCGGACTATCAATCCGGAGACTGGTTTTTATTATGGAGTCCGGGAGGTCGCGGCTCTTACAGGAGTTGGTAGAAATACGATCTCAAAAATAGATTACAAAATGAGACGAAATAACAATTTTTAATTTCTTTTTTTTAAAACGAGAAGTAAATATAAATATATGATTTTTCAATATATGATTTGAGTGCATCAACAGTGCACCACAGAAGTTAACGCCTTCTGAACGCAGGATATCAGGGGTTAATGTCCGTTTTCCCCTGCCTGCACTGTTATTATATTTCTTATAAATATACACTTAAATATATTTAAATGCCGATGCTCCATTCCATCTTTTCATCATCCCAATGCAACCCAACATCCTTTTTTAATTTCTCCCATCTCTCCGCGGGTACATCCCTGGAATCTCCATAATAGACCTGCGCTCGGTGACGGCATCTGGGTTCTCTCAGACAGCTCTCAGCGTATTCGGATTGTACAGTACCATATTTGTAGACCTGACCTAATAGGGCAATATGCCAAGGACGCGCTCGTTCATCTGCAGGACCTGCGAAAACCCAACTGTCGAAGCCGTCTATTTTATTTTGTGATGTTCTGCCCGCCTCATAAGCTCTGTGTGCGGCGTTCTCCCCTAGAAGAGACGCATATACTAGAACAGACGCATAAAATGGATTCTCAATCGTCTTAGATACCTCGGATAATTTGAGGTTCTTATCAACGTAAATTTCTTTTTTCGTTTTGCCTACATTGTCAATTATGATTGTTTCCTCTCCGGAGAAGACTGCCTGAACATAGTCTCGGATCTCATCCGCTGTTTTTCCATCTTTGACCATAGTTTTGACTTGAGATATGATCTGATCCTGGGCAACATCATTAAATTTATTAATATATCCTAAAAATAGTGCTACTAATACGGCGATTTCAGCTTTTTCCTCGGTCGTGAGTCCTTCGTCATCATCTAGTTCTTCAGATCTGAGTGACTTTGTGGACTGGTGTTTTGCTGCTGCGGTCCTGCCTGCTGTGTAGTTTACGGCGATTTCAAGGGACAGAGCTTCAGCTTGTGATTTTGTTATCTGTTTAAAAGAAGTTTTAATGGATTTCTTGAAGGTGGTGAGGTTAAATGTCATCGATTAAAAAGAATGTTGTTGATATAAAAAAGGAAAATTGAATGTAAGATAGTTATCTAATTAATTTTAAAAGTTGGCTTCATGAGGAGCCGTCTGACGAGAAAATATACAAACTTCAACCTTATACGTCAAAGACTTCTAATATTGTCTCCTGCGCAGTCTCATAAGCGTCCTGTAATTTTTTTACAATCTTATCTTCTTTAAATCCACTGGGAGCCGTTGGATTTGCCTTAGAAATCAATCCATCCTCCTGCAGGACCTGATACAAACATGATTTTAATATTGCATTGATCGCGCTTGCATCCTGTTGTGGAATCATGAGGTTATCCGGCTCAGTAGCAGCTCTGAAATTGTCAAGCCCCAGCAGTCCAAACCCGTATTCCTCTCCAAGGGCTTGCAGATCTTCCCTGCAGGCTCCTATATATTTGATCTGAGTTAATGTCTCTGCCCGTGTTTTGAATGTCTGCGCCTCGGTGAGTAGATCTTTAGTATCTGGCATATCCAGAACAAACCGCGCTTTTATATCATCAAAAGAATATGTTACAGTTGTTTCTTCTTCTCCGTCTGTTGTTATACCCTGCCAGGTTCTTCCTTCGAACATAAGCCGTATAATCCTATCTGCAACCGCTTCATATTCCGTGCGCTCCCCCGCGTGCACTGAGTTGAATATTTGAAGGATGTTGCGGGATGATGCAAGTTCAGTGCCTGTTGCCAGCACTAGCGACATTGGAAAACCAAAATTAAACCCTATTTCCTCATTGAGATTGTTAATAAGTCCTTGTATTAGCTGGAATGACACATTTCTCGAAGATTCAACCGGTTTAAGTGCTATGTCTGGACCTGATACAAAGACTCCGCCGTTTTTGAGGGAGTTGATAACTTCCTTTCCAGCTTTGTTTATCGAATCTACAAACGCATTATAGTTAGCCAGTTCAGCTTCATAGTTCATTGAACCTTGGTACGGTTTCTTAGGAAGTGATGAAATGATTACAGGATTGCCCATGTTGTCCTTGCTCTCTTTTAGAACTCCAGATATCAAATGTAGGAACGGGGAGAGAGCAGCATAGATTAGATTCGGAGATGTGACAAGAAGTAAACGTTTAAGCCAGATAGCTAAGATTACGGAATCGATTGGCGCAGGATTATAATTCTTGTAACTGTCGTCGTCATCATCATAATTATATTTCTGCGTAGCCTGTGTATTATGCATAGCAATTACGCGCTCAGCTGCTGCAATTCTAAGATTTGAGATTGATGATATATTGTATTTATTTTTATATGTCTCGAACAGATCATAGACTTTTAAATTGTTACCAACCCCACGCCCCTGAATGTAGGTAGCATTAACATCATGTATGGTGATAGGAATTTCAAAAGTGGCAAGAGTGTACGGAATAAACCAGCTATCGACATCCTCATAAGATCCAAATTTTGACCATGTTTTCTGAATCCTTGCATGTTGATGATAGGCCACGACTGAGGAGTCCCAGGGGTCATTATAGACTTCAACTGAGGAAGGTTCTATTTTTTCCAGTCTTATGATGTTTCCTGTTTTGTCAGGGTCCATCCTGCGGTATGAGTTTCCGGTCAGAATTGCGAAATCTAGATAGTCATCGCGGAAAACCTGCATTAAATCGAGAGACTCTAGATAGTCTGTTATCTCTTCGATTGCTGCAGAATACAGTTTATTATCTTTAGTCTGTATTGAAAACCCCTTGAGGAGGACATTTTTTAGGTATGGGTAGATTGTCCCTTTGAGTAATGGATCTGCTAAAAACGCCTCTTGTCTCATTTTTGGAGTCGCGCGAGGGAGTTTCTCTTTGGTTTCATTTATCCATTTTAGGGTTTTTTCATGGGAGAAATAGGGATAATCTGAGGGTTCCGCGACTCCGGCGCCTACTGGAGAGGCTTGGAGGTCTTTTGGAGTTGTAGAAAAGAGTTGATCTGAATCTGGCATATATTAGACTGTGTGGAAAAAGAGTATTAAAGGAAAATTGAAACAAGAGTCTACTAACAGGTTATGGAAAACACAAAAGGAATATCTGGAAAATATTATTGGGGTGAAAATACATTATGGAGCGATGGTTTTCCGCATACAAAACATGGTCCATTTTCAGTCATATACACATCCCCTGAAACTCACACCATTGGCAGGAAAATGATACTTTTTTTTCAAACTCTAGCCTTTTTATACTATCGAGTGCATTCTTAATCATATTCCCTTTACGTTTCCATGCTTTTTGGTCAGTGATGCATTCCGCATGATATTCATACCCATCTTTCAAAAAAACAAATATGAAATCTTTTAATGGAAATCCATGAGTCTGATTGAACAATTCATTTAAAATGTAAGCTTTGATTTCGTAATCGTTTTTATAATCCTCGTGGAATACCCCGTTCTTCCAATCCACTCCTATACGATCATTTACCCAATGAGTATCAAATATTGCAAGAAACGGTTCGTTGAAAATCTTCCCCTTGTAAGTACCTGGATTGTTTTTATCTTTATAATCAGTTTCAAATATTGGATTTGCGGGCATTTTTAAAAGGAAGTTTCTTGCAACGTCTAACGATTTTTGTTTTTCTGGATCTTCAGAAATGAAATTACCCTTTGATATATCGTCATGAACGTTTGACCCAAATACGAGGTGATGTATTTCACGTCCTTTTGCTTTGTATATATATGCAAGTAAAAATTTATTACCACATTTCCTTTTAGTGATAACGTGAGTTGGGGTGTAACCTCTCGGGAGTGGGGGTTTGCCGAATGATTGTATTTTTGCCTGCATTATACCTCCACGTCGTCGACTACATCCCACGACTGGCTAAACTCTTTATCTCTGAATAAATCAGCAAGCCCTCCGACTTGTTTAAGCCTGAGAACTTCGTCGGCGTCCATACCGAGTTTTTTAGATATCCACGAATCTGATTTTCCGATAAAATGTAGCTCTGCTACTATAGAACTCATTAAATCTACATCATGAGTGCCCCTAGCCCTGTTGTGTCTTATAGTTGATGCAATTCTTTCCCCTAAATCTTTATCAATCACAACTACCGGGAGTAGACCTTTTTCACGCTCAAAAACTCTTTTGCTTGTTTTCATGATTTGGTATCTATGAAAACCATCAACAACGATATATAGGTCCTTTTCAACATCATAATATGTGACTACAGGTTGAGTATACCCATCTTCCCATATTGATAATTCTAATAATCTCATCTCTGGGGGGGCAACCCGGTTAGGATTATAATCATTTGCAATGACTTTTTCAATAGATATAGCTTTGACTGAATAAACTGGACTTATAAAATCTTCTGACATTCTAACAACCTCTCAGATGTTTTTATATTTATCAATAAGCAATCTCATTTTTTCAGATTGGTCTTTAGTCTGCGCAAAACTCAGCCCCTTACATAAATAATCATTTTTGAGTATACATATTGCCATCCTTCTCCAGGTGGGCCCTGCATGTTTACTCTCTAATTTATGATCCATTGTATCTGGAACTTTATAGAACCTAACAAGTCTTTTATCCTTGCTACCCCTTGTTGTAATCTCATCACTTACTTCAGCACAGTCTGGTAATGATGGAATAATGTCCTCAGGGAGACCGGATCCTTTGTCCCTCCAATGTGCTACGAACTTCTTAAATTTATTAATATAATTATCACGCATTTCATTAGGAAGTGTAGCTAACAACAAATTTGTATAACTCTCCCATGTATGATTTGGTGGTAGTTTCACGTTTCGATATCCTAAGATCTTGTTTCCTGCGTATATGTTTCCAAAGTTTGCTCCAGATACCCTGTTAACGACCTTAGCCCACGTTTCAGGCTCAATTACTCTGAAAAGATTTAACCCAATCCTCTGGTCGTCGCCGTACGGCTGACAGATCCTCATATTAGAAAGGGGAACGCCTGCTTTGTAAAACATGTCATATAGTCGATTATAGTCCCACTCAAATCTTCCATTAGCAGTCCAGATATCTTCAGTTCTCCAGTCATAGATTGGGTATACATTGTAAATATCTTGATCTTGAAATAGCCTGGTAGTCCATTGATTCCCATCTATAGTTTCCTTCGATTTAGATGCTATTGTCCTGTATCGGTTCAGACTCTCGTCTGATCTAATGCCTACAATTGTAGCCGTTTTTTCTCCGTCCGCATACCATTTAGCAAACTCAGGTACAAACTCTTCAAATTCCATTCTATACTTCCAGAATGGAAAATATGATTGATCAGAGATTACTGCAGGATGTGATGGCATTTGTCTTATCCATTTGTCTTCGTGCCCTGGTTCCCAGCAACACCAGAAAGGCTGATATACTGATACAGCGTTTCTAAGATTGATGGGTAGGCAAACCCAATATGGATCAATCCATTCGGAATTGTCATTGAGTACGCGCTCTATGTAATCTATAGTAAGTTTGTATTGCCCCTCCAAATCAATGAATAGAACACCAATTTTTTTATTATATTTTTTAGCTGCTTGTAATGCAAGCATTAGTGCTACTCCAGAATCCTTACCTCCTGAAAACGAAACGCATATTTTTTCAAAGTTTTCAAATATATAATTCATGCGGAGGCTGGCGGCTGTATATACATCAACGTTGGAGTATAGTTTCACGCTTCTGGTTCCCTCCCCATGAACACATAATTTTTAGTACGTTTCGTTTCTTTAAATCCATATTTTTTTAGTAAGTTCATTAAACACGGAGTCGCGCACGCTGTTGTATATGGAAGATTTGGGTATTTGGAGGCTGTGTACTCGTAGCCTGCTTCAAATATTGTTCTGAAAATCCCCTTACCTCTATATTCAGGATAAACATATCCAGATTTGAAAACTACTTTTCCTTTTGTATTTTCTATTGACATAAATCCAGTAAGATTTTCTTCGTCGAGCGCCAAGAACCAAACGGAATCTTTAGTGTTTCCTATGTATGGTAGTTCTTTCTTGATATCTGGCATTGTAAGCGCATCACCCATATACCCATAAAATTCTTTTTTGTCGTATCCGGGTTCAAATATTTTAATTTTCATTCATACCACCCTTTGGCCTCTTTACCAACACAACAAATTCGCAGTTCTCAAATTCAATGCCTACGTAGAGATTCCCGCGCCGTTCAGGGGATAGTTTTAACTCCATTTCAGCTTCAAGATCCTCCGTCTTGAAAATCCTGGTTCCCTTTTCGCCCTTCTTATACCTGCGAACGTCTATAGATCTTGGTCGCCCCCTGCGTTTTTCAGTTTTCATGTTTCTCCGCCTGTTCAGATTCCTTAAGTTCTAACTCTAACTCCGAAACATGCCTCACTTCGTCACAATCACCGAAAATGCAATAACCATTTGAGTCTACGGCAATTACACAGAAAAACTCTGATACGGCACTATATGAGAATTCAGCGTATTTGTCTGCCCAAAAAGATGATAAGAGTTTTAGATCGCTGAATACCCAATCTTGATTACCTTGACCAAGTGCATCTTTCAAAACCGTTACTGAATCCGTTTCTGGATTCCAATTATTGATAACCTCGGAAATTTCATTCATGAAATCACCACGTTGTATTATATTACTGATACTGAAATTCTTTCATCCTCTTCTGTGCGCCGTTGAGTGTCTTATATGCCCTTCTGAAAACGATTTCATCATTGAAACCGATAACGCTTAGTGTATATTCCCCGCATACTCTATTAAGATATATTGTTCCGTCAATACAATCATCGATTGACACTAATATATCCTCAGTTTTTAGTGCGTCTACGGCTGATCTGGCTGCGGACTCGGTATAGTATTTAGTTTTAGTTTCGATCTTTTTATCGGTTATATGTTTAACTGTATAACTAACCGAATTGATCCTAAGATCCGTAATTTTGTAGACAATTGCTTTCCCATCATCTACACTTTCATTGATGATAATTTCACATTCCATCTTGCCTTTCAGCGCGTCAGTTGTGTATTTTGTCTTTTCTTTGTTCAGAAAGATTTGTGCCATTGTTTTCATCTCCATTTATCATATCGTACTGCAATACATACTATATCGCTGAAAGTATATATAGTTATCGCTTGAACGAAACCGAGTTTAAATTTTCAAAGCAATTTAATCAGATCTTTCAACTTTGCCTTCTCCCCCTTCACTGCATCAACTTCTTTTCTGAAAGAATCTACAACATTTTCTTTTCTTGATAGAGCTTCCCATATTTTCTTGTCAATTCCAGGCCCAATGATATCATAATAAGTTACCTCGTGATCCTGTCCGAGCCGGTGGCATCTGTCCTCAGCTTGCAGCCTCTCAGAATATTTGAACGAATTAGAATAGAAAATGACATGCTTGGCCTCATTGAGTGTTAGGCCATGCCCTCCGCATGATTGAGTAGACACAAAAAATCTAGTAGTGTCGTGGAACTTATCCACTTCGGCTTGCCTTGCTTTCTGTGGGGTGTCACCTGTGAAAACAGCTACGGAATCCGAGCCATATGTTTCTTTGAGTTCTGAGATGATTCTGTCAATATCATAGCGGAACTTGGCCCATATGATGATTTTTTCGTTTTGAGGGGTTTGACGGATAATGTTAGAAAGTGTATCTAGCCGGTTATCTGGGAAAGTAATTAAATTGTAATAATCATCTGGACTTAGGTATCCATACACACATATTCTTTTATTCCAAAAACCGCTTGCAATCTGTTGTAACACTCCGTATAACCTGAATATCGTGTACGGTTTGAAATCATCCATCATATCAATATTCAGAAGGATCTCATTTTTCGCACACTCATAAGCTTCTCTCTGTTCTCGTGTTAGCTTAAAATATTTCGTTTTATAATGTTTCCCTGGAAGATTCATACACTCTTCTTTTGTGACCTGATACACATAAGGGGCAATTTTTGCGGCCAACTGTTCAGTATTATGAGTTCTCACAATCATACCAGGATATTTTTCAGAATATTCAAGGTGGTTATTTGCAAATGTATACCACGAACGGTAACCTAGAATCTGAGGAGATAAAAATTTCATTTGAGAAAAGAGGTCTTCTACGCCTTGAGAGATTGGAGTTCCGGTCAAAACAAAACGGTACTTTGCTTTTTCGGCAATAAGAGTAATTCTCTCGGTTCGTTTTGCCCTGTGCCCTTTTATATAGCTTGATTCATCAAGGATTACAAAAGTTTTGTCAGTAATCAGCTCTTTTGCAGCAAATACAACCCTATTAGAAGAGGACATTGACTCTATGCCTATTATATACCACCTGACATTAGGCATAGTTGTGGATGTAGTTTTTTCATCAAAAACGTAAATATCCTTTGAATCTGTATGTTTCAAAATTTCTAAAAAAATAGTCGATTTGAGGGAAACAGGACAGAACCAAACGACTTTATCTATTTTATGTAACCGTTTTTTAACTAATTCAATAGCAGTTAATGTGTTATGGGTTACAATGAAATTATCCATCACAAAAAGCCCATCTGGTGCAGCGACTTTAATACACTGAGCTTGTTTATACCCAATAGATTTTACGGACTCAATTGATCGTGTGGGGAGATATTTAGTTCTTTTATCAACTTGTTTTCTAGGGAGTTTAAACGGCTGAATTGAATTTGGGAATCTAATGTGCAACCTATATGCCGTTTTCCCATGTTTTTTTTCACCTTTATATGTGTATATTGGATGTTTTATTGCTACATTAACGAGTCCTCCTAGAGAATACACAAGGAACTGCATATCCTCCGAAAGTTGTTTTGATACGGTGGCATATTCGCTGCCAGTCTCATCGCGGTTACCGTCCGTGTCCATTAAACCTTGTAATAAAAGAATGCGGTCCTCTATTGAAGCAAATAAATATTTTTTGGGAATAAATTTCAAATCTGATGTTTTACCCGATAACCCTAATTCGTTAAGGGATGATAGTAATGCATTTTTTCCAGTTCGTTCGTCTCTGATATAATAGTCGATTCCACCATTATTTGAAATGCTTGTATATTTAGGGAGCCTCTTGGATATTTCTTGTATTATTTCAACGTCTGGATTGGTTATACACGGCCCCCCTATTTTAGGTAAATGGCCATCCCCTAACAACACCCCTAATAAGTATGGGTCGATTGGGGGAATATAACCAGATTCAAACTCAATTGGTTCGACTATAGGGATCTTATATTTTCTATTGCCGTTTGCATGTTTAATACCTGATTTGAGTATCTCTTTTAATGTCATTATTTTGGGTGGTTTCCCCTTCCATTTTTGAAGAGGTGTAATCACTTTCCATAGATGATCCTCTGTACATTGAGCTTTGCATCCATCCGAAAACGTGATTTCAAATATTTCATTAATGCCCTGTGGGTATACCCCAACTACTTTAGTTGGGGTTCCATTTGATCCGATAACATAATCCCCTGTAGAAACATCCCCCATTTTTACAAACCCTTTAGGGGTAAGTACATTAGCATCAAGGGGCAACGCTTTACCACATCCCATTTCCATGAAAAGCCCGCCTACCCTAGTAGGTTTCAGTTTATTGACTGCTGCCTCCTGCCATGGCATTAACTCAGTAGTCGTCTCGAAGGCTTGCATGGATACCAGCCTCTGTTTCCTTTTCCTTTGTTTGTTCTGATGTAGGTAATTCTACTTCGCTCATATCTACAACGAGAGCCTCTTCTCTGGTTTTCTTTGCTTCAGCTATGAGCTCAATTGCTCCTTCGGATAGTTTGAAATCAAACTTATCTACAAGGTCTAGAATCGCCTCGTATTGGTATGAAGGTATTACAACGTTGGGACTAGACCATTTGCTTCCTGCAACCACCCTGGATGCCTTGTAGATTTCTTCATTTCCATATTCCCATGAAATGGAAAACCAGTCTTTGAATTTACCTTCTACTCTCTGAGCGATCCAGCGTTTTTGCTCGGGTTCGTACTCTTTTTTCAGGATCCTGTCTTTTAATACATCATCCACAATACAAACTATATAATTTGCTTTTAATAGTTTGATTGCGATTTCAGTCGCCCTGTCGAGTGTTGAACCTGTGAATTTATTACATTTGCGTTCCCATCCTTCGCCGCCCCATCTGAAACCATGTGATTTTATTAGATCCTTGAAATCAGAATCTTTCTCAAAAAATGTTATTTTTACATAGTTGCCCAAAATGAGTATGTCTGCCACGGTTTCCGTGACAGGTTTAACAGGTCGAATAGTAGTTTGAGGCATTGTTATACCTCAAAACAAATCGGCCTCTTACTGACGTCTGGGACATCCGCGTACTCTTTCATAGCATCCTTTATAAGCCGGTTGCAGACCGATTCTCTTTCTGTAGTGGTCATGCTAGACCAGCTACATTCTTCCATTGAAACGCAGCGGTTATGTCGGCTGATTTCAACATGGTCTGTGTAGACATCGATACTCCAATTGCAATTTTCATCGAGTGGTATAATCATTTTACTCATCTCCTGCAGCATAATTTACTGCAGTATATTATATATCGCTCAAACTATATATAATTATCGCTTAATTGTACGAAAAAAAATTAAATTCTCATACTCCCTGAACTGTATGAAGTCCCTACGAATGATGTTTCATAAGCCTGTTGTTGGAATGACTGATTGATTATAATCGCACAAGCCGTACTTGTTACGTCCACACAGTCGTCATGTGCCGCATTAGGAAAACCTAACAACTCCGCTTCATAGTCATTCAACCAAGGAGTGTTAGCAAGGAAATAAACGACTCCTGCGGCTATCCGGGTAGCGGCTGGAATAAAACGAGTTACCTTATCTGTATCTGCATCAACTTTTTGAACTGGAAGCCCTTCTCTTAATAAAGTTTGATAGAGTGAAATGCCTAACCCCGTCTTTTCTACCGCTTGAAAAACTGGACGCCATCTGATATATTGCTGTTTGAAAAGAGGTACTTGATCAGGAGTTTCTAGCCGAGTTCTTATCAGGTCAATGAGTGCTAATTCATTTGTTGGGGTCTGTGCCCAGGTTGCTAGGACGAAATAGTCTGCTGAGGTCTTGGTGCTCGCTGCTGGATCGCATGTTTGGAATATTTTACATTGGTTTAATAGATACTTTTTATCTCCGAGATTAAGAATATTATTTGAAAGAGTACAATATTTAAACTGTTCTTTTTTGACTAGATTGCCGGCTGCTGCTGAAGGTCTTTGTTGATAGAGAGAAAGCCAAGTATAAACAGGGACTGTAGCTTTAATCTTGTTTAAAACAGTATCAGGAAATTTATTAATCCAGAGAGATTCACCCGGAACATTCCTATGGTCATATTCAGGCATCTCTTCTTCAGATAGGGCCGGGAGAGTAATTATCTTACATTTATCAGTGCCTAATTCATTCTCTGACTTGTCTATAATTCGTCCTATCAGGTCGTCTTCATTCCATCTTGTAGCTGTTAGTAGAATTGGTGCGTTATTTTCTCGTCTAGTTAAAAACACATCTGTATACCATTCATAGGTTTTGTCGCGCATTGTTACGCTTTCAGCATCTTCCCTATTTTTCGTCGGGTCATCGATAATTCCTATTCCAGAAAATCCCATCCCGGTAATTCCCCCTCCGACTCCACAACTTCTATAAACCCCCTTGTGTCCTACGATTTCAAAAATGTCGCTGTTTCTGAGATACGTTCCTTGTGTTGTTGTCCTAACATTAGAAGAGTTTAGCCTGGTTTCTGGGAAGATGAGGGAATATGTCTGATCGTCAATGATCCTCTGCGTATCTCTATTCATTCGACTGGAAAGGTCTGCACTATATGAACATGCTATAATACTGGAATCGGGGTCTTTCCCTAATTTATAAGCTGGTAGCCTTCGAGAAACTATTTCACTTTTCCCGAACCTTGGAGGAGTTGAAACAATTAGTAATTCATATTCACGATTGAGAAGTAAGTCTATTTCATCACAGATTAACTTATGATGCCAGTTAACTTGATAATCGGGCTTGGTAAACTTTGTAAATTCAATTAAAGATTCAGTAGCCTTCTTTCGTCTAAGCAACTCTTGAAGAATTTCACGTTTTGAAAATTGTTCTTCAAGTTGTAGCATTTATCATCCTCAAAAGTTGTTCAGTTGAGATTTCTTCCAACTTGACAGCATTAATATTATTTATCGTAACTCCTCTGTCCCCAGTCAATTTCCCCAACCTCTTATCAAGACTGTCAAGCGCATTATTTGCCTCTTTGAATGCTAATACCCTAGTATGCTCATTCTCTGCGCTCTGAGCGAGCCCTAGAAGCCCGTCTATAACCTGCTTGCGTTGTTCTATTGTGGATATCTCAATTTCTGCGACTTTTGCTTTAAGTTGAGTTTTTGATTCTACTATTTCAGCTGTATATCTTTCATCAGATTTTAAGAATGTGAATACCGAATCCTTGCTTATTTTGTGTCGAGATTCATTTGTCAGAATGTCGGCAATGTCGCGTAATGATGTGCCAGATTCATTAAGTTCTCTGGTCCTATTTTCAAGATTGTACTTGGTGATTCGGTTTACTGCTGCCATTTTCATCGTGTCTGGTATTGTCGAGGGTTGTCTAGATATGATAGGCTACAGTGTTATTTAAATAAAAATCAAATCCTCAATACTCCACCCTGTAAAATAAAGTATAACCCCACAAATTGACATCACCCATAAAAACGAGAAATAATATAACTGCACTCTATCACCGCGTTTATAGTTCCTCCATATAAACGGAGGATACCCTATACAGTAAATAAGATTCGCATAAAATGCTTGATCCACCATACAGGCGAATTGAGCAAGGATGTTTGGGAGGGTAATCAGGAATTCAATCACTCTATTACCTCAATTTTAAAGGAATATTTGACTACGTATGTTCATTACTGCATTACCACTCAGTAATGAATGGGAGTAAAACAATTACCAGGAACTACATTTCTTACCAATCTAAAACATGAAATTGTAACACATTATAATCTATTCGTGTTATTATATCTATAATAATTCAAGATGTGAACGTTTTATTTAGACAAACGTATCAATCTTTTCTCAGGAAGTTTTTTATATTGTCACATTTTGCTCAAATCCATTGCATTTTCTCATTTTATCTCGATTTTCAATCTTTACTTCATTACTGAGTGGTAATGCAGTAATGAAGTTCATTACCGCGTGGTAATTATTTCGATCATATGTAGTCTTTCCTTTCTATATATTCCAAAACCTTTGCTCCTCTCTTTTTTGCCTTTGCTTCCCGAAGTTCCTCTGGAAACATTTCAAGGGCTTTCTTTATTACATCGAATGCTGCTTTACTAGCAGCTCCATTGCTGCAAGGTTTATATTCATCTGGAACATCATTTAACAGGAAAGATGCAATCTCAGGAGAGGTCATAAACTTTTTAATATTCATGACGAGGTGCTCTTTTACTAATCGGGCTCGTATTTCAGTTACATTCCCCGCAACAACCATAACCTCAGTAGTCTGGCAACTATTATTTATGGCAGCTGCAAGGGTAGCTATTTGCTCAGTAACTTTAGTACGCGGCTCCCTCTCTCCATATTCAAGATCTCTAACTATACAATATTCGTCATCTGATCCTAGATGCTCTTCTATTAAGTCTAGGCGAGTATGCGCTTTTGAGACTGCCGCAACAATCCCAAGGTTTTGAATATACTGCTCAATTATTTTATTCAGGACTTCCTGAACTTCTGGATACTCCAATAACGTTGTAAATTGCTGTATTCGTTCGTCCACAGTAAGTCCTTCTATTAAACAATTCAATCAGAACACTCCTTCTATACATTTATTATCCTGCAAAACGGTCTCGTTTTTATTTTCACATATGGTTATATGAGACGGCATATATATAAATATTGCGTCAAAGGTAACAAGTAACATAAGGCATATATACATGTGATGCATATCTTCCATCTGTGATACTATGAAATCAAAACAACGAAATCGAGGGAAAACCCAACACACTGACAATGAATTTATTATGGCAATCAAAATACGATCAGTTAATCCTTGGCTGCCAGCTGCAGAGATAGCAGAAGAAGTTGGAGAAGAAGACAGACCAACACGAGAGAGACTTCTTAAACTTGAAGCTGATGGGAAAGTAGAATCTAAAATACATGGAAATACTAAATATTTTAGGTTGAAGTAATTACTATTTTTCAATCGACTAACCACCTAAAAAATTAAAAATATTTTTTCCTCAATATTAAGTTAGAACCATGCATCAATCTATACAATTTATTTTTCCAGTATTTAAACCAAAATTCAAACACTATTACTTGGAAATCATCCCCCCACCATCAACAAAATTCTCTTCCCCTCGTCTGTCAACTGAACATACCGACGATTCCCACCAAACACCCGATTTACGAATCCCTTCTTTTCTAATGAACTGACCACACCGTACGCCCCAGCCGCAGACATTCTTAACACATCGGCAATCTCGGTCATATAAATTTTTTCACCAGAAGCACATCTCAAAACAGCTAGATAATTAGGGACTAGAGAAGGCCAACATCCAAACACATCATCAAGTTGGACTACTCGTATTAGATCTTTTGGAAGTTCAACGGTTGAGCCTCTACTGCTAATTTTCAACACTCTTGCATTCTCAGATAACACACCGACATTCGCGTTTTTGATGTGCAGTTCTTTAGCGAGGTCATCGGGGACTTCAATGTATTTATTTAAGTAATGACTTACAGCTCTATCAAAAGCGACTGTTATCTGGAGGGTTTTCATATTTCAACCCCCAATGAATCATTATGCAACATATCACACTCCTCTTTTATCTCAACACAACAACTTCCCCTTCTTTTTTCAACTACGACACCCTTTATTTTATGTATATGATACCATGTTTTCCCCGGTGAGAATCCCACCGCCCTAGCAATCTCACCTATATTTTTCCCAGGATGCTTGGTAACATATTCAATAATTTTATTCCTAATCGTCCCCGTCTCATAACCCCTTGGGATATGCAGCGAAATCCCATGCGCACGACGGGATCTACTTTTATGCACTCGAAGGCATTGAGATACTATTATAGGCCTGCCACAAACAGGGCACAACATTGACACTGAATCGGTATCAACATCAATATAATGGATTTTGGGTTTCACGTAGGGGCACTGTTTTTTAACTATCATGACAAACGAAGCAGGATACCCGTGACTTTAGTCATGGGAG